TGCTGAACACGGCAGGCTTCTGGATTCGCGAATGGCTGAAGCATCGCACATGGAACAAGAACGGGAATACCCTAAAAGAGATAAAAACGGATATCAAACAAACGCACACAAAGATCGACTGCGTTGATAGTAAGGTAGGGGAGACGAACGTTGAGTTGGCAAAAATCTCGACCGCCGTGAATTCGCAGAAGACACAGTGCGCAACAACGGTCAAGCGGTTCGATAAGGCCATAAGCGACCAGAATCTGATCGTAGTCGGGCTGGCGAAAAACTCCGGGAAAAAGCGATAAAAGGAGAAAGAATGAATACTGAGGATGCCAGGGTTAATTTGATGGCTCATTTCAAAGAGGCCGGATTGCCTGTCTCAACCGCAATATCCAGGAGCACATTCCTCACGAATGTCCCCATAGTGAGGCTCTCTATTAACGAGAGGCCGGCGGAGCATTTTATGGTGGATGTGGGAGATGAAAAGAACAGGGTTGAAGTATTGAGTATAGATAAAACTTTCAAGCAATTAATTCTTTTGGTGAAAGAGCCGAAAAGGGAATATACAGTTCCAAGAGCAGACAGGGCTGGCAATATTAAGCAGATAAAAGAATATACCGACCCAAATGAAAGAAGGTATCTAATGGGGCTTGATGAGCGACATCTATTCATCTCCGGACTGCCGGAGGAGGATATAAACACCGTAGCAGAAGCCCATCAAGCATTAAAGCACAAGGCAGTCGTAGTTGCCGAGAAGATAGGGAAAGATGTAAAAAGGCAAGGCGAATATTTCTTCGTTCCTTTAACTAAGACAGAGGAAAAGGAGCTTATAGATAAAGTTATGGCGGATAAGAGAATATTATGCAAGAGGGACAAACTACAAAGAGGAGGACGAAGGTCTCATTTTGTAAGAAGGATAATTAGGATGAGGAGAAAGCGGAAGGTTTATGCTCAAGGTCATGTTACTCACGAACAGCATCAGGCCTTAATATTACCCACTTGGCACAGAGTTTACAGAAACAGAGAAACAGAAAGTCCGGGAATAAACGGATTTGTGGATTAATGGAAATAAAGCGAGTTCCGATATCCGAGGTCGAAGTCTGGGATAAAAACCCCCGGAATATAAAGACTAAGGATTTCGAGCGGTTGAAGAGACAGATTCAGGAGCTTGGAGTCTATAAGCCGCTAATTTGTATCAAAGAGAACGGAAAGTACATCACATTAGGTGGAAATATGCGCCTTAGAGCGCTGGTGTCGCTCAATCTTAGAGAAGTCGACATATCCCTTGTGGAAGCTAAAGATGAGGCGACAAAAATCAAATACGCTTTGAGTGATAATGATCGAGTGGGTCAATACGATGAGCAGGCGTTGGCGGAGCTAACCTATCCCCATATAGAGGAGATAAACCTCGAGGATTACAGGATAGATGTGGGAGAGCCGATATCACTCAAAGATATAATCGAGGAATATGGGCCGAATTTGGATGGGCGGGAGGATGAGGTTCCAGAGATAGATGACAGCCCTGCGATAACGAAGATGGGAGATCTATTCACATTAGGCAAACATAGATTGCTCTGTGGAGACGCTACAAAGGAAAAGGATGTTAAAAGACTGATGGCAGGAGAAAAAGCGGACGTGGTATTCACTGACCCGCCCTATGGGATTGATTTGGATACGGACTTTTCTCAGATGACGAGCAAATTAAAATTTGTTAGAGAAAAACATTTAAGGAATAAATCAGGCAATAAATATGAATCAATTAAAGGTGATGATGTTGATTATGATCCGACTCAGCTATTAGAGTTATTCGGTTATTGTGAAGAGGTGTTTTTATGGGGCGGAGATTATTATTTAAAACGCTTGCCTGAAGGTGGGAGTTTGTTCGTATGGGATAAGAGAGAGAATGAACAATTTGACAAAATGTATGGTTCAACATTTGAAATATGTTGGAGCAAAAAAAGGCATCGACGAGAAATTATACGGCATATTTGGGCTGGGGTATTCGGAACAGAGCAAGAAGATAGCAAAAGCCGATTACATCCTACCCAAAAGCCAATTGCTGTCTGTGGATGGTTTATTAAAAAATTCAGCAAAGAGAATCAGGTTATATGGGATGGTTATATCGGCTCAGGCACAACCCTAATCGCCTGCGAGAAATTCAACCGCATCTGCTGTGGCATGGAGATAGAGCCTAAGTACTGCGATGTGATAATAACTCGATATGCCAACTTTACGGACATTCCAGAAGAGGAGATAAGGGCGACGAGGCAGTGATGGCTAAGCTGAAATACGATGATACATTCCCTCTGAGAGCGGAGGACTACGCACGGAAGGGGATGATCGATAAAGATATAGCCAAGAGCCTGGGAATAGCGGAGGCGACACTCTACGAATACCAAAAAGTGTATCCTAAGTTTTCAGAGGCCTTAAAGCGAGGTAAAGCGCCTGTTGATGTGGAGGTCGAGAATGCGCTGTTGAAAAGAGCCAGAGGGTTCGACTACGAGGAGATACACACCGAGTACAGGTTGAAAGCGGGGGAGACGGAAGTAAAAGACAAAGCGAGGCCGAGTGTAGTTAAGAGAATAAAGAAGACGATAGTTCCGGATGTCACAGCATGCATCTTCTGGCTGAAGAACCGCAGACGGGACAGATGGCGAGATGATAGCGGACTGAGTGTATTCGGGACTGCAGAAGGCGATCCGATACAGATCGAGTACGTGCTAATGAAGGCCAAGAAGCAGAAGAAAGGTGGCGATGGGAAAGGGGAAGGGAAATGAGTACAGAACAGGCAACCCTCCAGCGGTCGCGCAAGGTCGAGGTCACTGTTGTATTCGATAAGAACTATCGGGCGACAGAACGCACCATTGTCAACATAGGTGGGTCTCGCAGTTCGAAGAGCTACAGCATAGCCCAGCTCATGGTCAAGAAGTTCAACAAGGAGAGGGACAAGAATTTCCTTTCGACTAGGAAGACTCTGCCGGCACTCCGCACAACGGCATACAGGGTGGCCGTCGAGATGATGAAGGACTACGGATGCTACCGGTATTTCATACATAATAAGTCAGAGCGTACCATCTACAACCCTTATAAGAACAATCTCTGGATATTCACGAGCATAGATGATCCAGAGAAGATAAAATCCACCGAATACAACTACATCCACATGGAGGAGACGAACGAATTCACTTACGACGATTATATGATATTGAAGCTGAGGATGAGTGGTAAAGAGAGTCCGGGGGAGCGGAATCAGATGTACCTGTCGCTGAATCCGTCGCAGAAGTACGGCTGGATAAACGACAAGTTGCTTCCGCAGAAGGATGTGAAAGTCATACACTCGACCTATTTGGATGCGATAAAGTTCCTTCCCCTCTCATATGTGAAGTGGCTCGAGGGGCTTAAAGACGAAGACGCGTCGTACTGGCAGGTCTACGGACTTGGCCTGTTCGCTGAGATAAAAGGAATGATCCACAAACTACATATAATACCGTCATTGCCTAAAGAACCTGTGGAGACTATTTACGGGCTTGATTTCGGGTACGTTAATCCCAACGCACTGTTGCAGATTGATATAGACATGGAGAACATGTCGCTCTACTTGACGGAGTTGCTTCACCAAACCGGCATGACGAATAAAGACCTTAAGGACAAACTAAAGCTACTTATACCCGAGAAGCACAAGGACCGAGAGATATATGCCGACAGTGCAGAGCCGGCACGCATTGAGGAGATATACCACGAGGGCTTTAACATACAAAAAAGCGATAAGTCGGTGGCCGACGGCATTGATTGCGTCAACCGTTTCAAACTTTACTCCACCAACGACTCTCCCAACGTAAACAGCGAGATAAGGGGCTACAAAAGAAAAGTGGACCGAGCGGGTAAGGTGTTAGAGGAGCCGGTTAAATTTAACGACCATTGTCCGAACGCACTGCGATATGCTGTGTTTACACACCTGCGCGATAGGTTGTTGTCATTAGATCCGAGTTGGACGATGCATTCAGGCCAAACCAAGGAGAAAGAGAAGGAGAAGCAGGCACCAGGGGTAGACGAGGCGACGAGAGCGCCTGTGGTGGCCGAACGACCCGAGCCTAACCCAGATGGTAGCTTAGAGCCCCAGGGGTCGCAGGATAATCAGAGTCCAAGGAAAGGAGGCGATGGTGGTGGCAGCTGGGCAGTGTAGAGAGGAGTATATGATTGAGATGCGATATAAGACGCCAAGGAGTTTGCGGTGGAAAATTTACAAAAGGAATACCTGGCTGAACGATAAGGTGATTATGCAAGTGGTAAAGGCACCCATGTTGCGTGTGTTAAAGATACTAATATTGCCACCAGCGTCGGTTATCGATTATTTTAAATTAATTAGATTGTCTTTACCGGAGGATGAAAATGCCAGTGGATAAGAAGAAGGAAACAAAAGTAAAGCAGGATCAAGAGCAAAAGGTTGATACCTACGATGAGAATGAAAACTGGATAACGAGCAGCGCCTTTATTTACACAAGCAAAGGCCTGTTCCCCATCTCTGTGCTAAAAGCCGCGGAGCGGAAGAAGAAGAAAGCCACGAGCACGCAGTTGAAAGAGGAGACGTCATTCCTCAGCCAGAACGACCTTGTGCCGTATCCGTTCGAAGCCCGCACTCTGCTCGAGTTGAAAGATAACTGCGCGTTCTTCGACCGCTGCGTGAAGCAGATAGCCAAAGATGTTGTGGGCCAGGGCTGGCGGCTGGAGCTGAGGGAAGGCAAGAAAGAGGCGCCGAAAGAGAAAGAGAGCATCCTGGCGTTCATAGAGAACTGCGGTGGCGATCGCGACGAAACGTTTGAGGAGACGCTGGAGCGAGGCGTAATCGACTGGGGCTATATCGGCTGGTGGGGCTGGGAGGTGAGCAGAGACGACAAGGATATAGTGAACGGCCTGTGGCATGTACCGGCGCAGACGTTCTATTTGCATAAATCGCACAAGAAATACTGCCAGAAACGCGGCCAGGATGAAGCTTGGTTTAAGCGCTTTGGCCTAGAGGAGCAGATTACGTTAAAAGATGGGAAGGCGGTGGGCGAGGAGAAGCTAAGAGAGATAAAAGAGATGGACGAGAAGAAAAGGCCGATGCTGGCCAACGAGTTGATTTACTATAAGAACTATTATCCGCAGAGCGAGTATTACGGCGCGCCAAACATCCTCCCCTCCATTGGCGCCGTTATGGGGCTGATCGGAGTGAGGGATTACAACCTAGCGTTTTTTGAGAACTATGGCATACCGGCCGCGCTGATTGTGCTGAAGGGCAAGTGGAACCAGGAGACGGCAAAGCAGATTTCCGACTTCATAGACGTGGAGTTGAAAGGCTCCGAGCAATCGCACAAAACGTTTTGCATACACCCGCCGAAAGATGGTGAGTTTGAGTACATAAAACTGGGCATCGAGGTAAAAGAAGGCTCGTTTAAGATATACCAAAAGAGCTTGCGCGACGAGATTCTGCTCGACTACAGCATGCCGCCGTACCGCATAGGCGTGGCGGAGGTAGGTGCGTTGGGTGGCAGTACGGCGCCGGAGGCGACGAAGAATTACGCGCAGGGAGTGATAGCGCCGCTCGAGGAGGTGGTGGAACGGCTCGTGACAAAGAAGCTGTTTGTGCAGGGGCTGAAGGCGGAGAGCTATTTATTTTGCCTAAACGAGATTGATCTCCGGGACCTGGATGCAGAAGCCGCGCGCGATGCGATCTACTTTGGGTTGGGAGCGCGCACATCGAACCAGATACTAAAGCGCCAGGGCAAGGAGCCGTACGCGGAGGGCAACCAGTATTACGTTAGTTCCACTTACTTGCCGGCGGGCGAGGAGACCATTGAGAAGCGGGCGGCCATACTGGAGGCGTTTAAAATGATCTTAAAAGGCCAGCCAAAGGTGGCGCTTGATATAGTTAAACTCGCCAAGAGGGAGGCGAAGTAATGAAACGACCTCATAGCATCAAACTAACCGTGGCCCATATCCGTCATCTGTGGGAGAACGAATGCAAGCATAAAGAGAAATACATGAAGCCGACGAACCCGCTGACATGGAACTCGGATGACTGCCAGGACTGTTTCCTGGCCAAAATCCCCTGGAGACCAAAGCTTGGATATACCAGAGATTTGTGCTTCTTAATATGGCACGATAAAATACTCGAAAAAAAAGGAGGTAAATAAAATGGGAAATTATCCAGCAATCGTAGGCATTACAGAGCAATTGCGAAGGCATAAGGTGAAGGCGACCTACAACACGGCCCAACTGGTAGTGCAGCTGAATGCGTTTGGCGGGAATTGGAATGCCACGCACGTCGATGACCTGCTTGCCGGCCGCGTGAAGCCGACAAGCGATGAGGTTATATTCCTGCAGCGCTACCTGCTCAATAAATTCTACGTGTATAATAACAGCTAAGGCGACTATGGCAGAAGTATATACTTGCGTATGCGGGGGCCAAAGGTGGACTATTTATGGAGCGAAAATAGAGTGCGATAAATGTGGAAAAGAATACGGCCTAATGTGGTTAGATGATGAGATGGAGAGCCCCAAGGATTTCAACGAAAGGATTAAAAAGGAGGGATAATGCCCATTATAATTTGTTTAAAGGAGCCAGGGATAAACCTGGTATGTGCTGGCGAGATTAAGGACGAATCATCCCAGCAGTACGATGCGCTGTTCCCAAACCTGATGGTCAAGGACCAAGAGGGACACAACATCGTAATCCCATTGTCGAGGGACAGCAACATCGCATTCATCAAAGAGGTTACGAAGGAGGAGATGGACAAGCGGCAAGCGGAAGCCGATGCGCGGAGGAAGAAAGCGGCGGATGGGGGCGGTGTAATAACCAAACCGCAATTCGTTATTCCGCATGGAAGAGGGAGGGGAGAAGGGAATTGAGATACAGCAGTCCAGTCCCGGCAACTCCTGATGAGATACAGCAGGTGGCGCTGGGCATCATTCTCGCAAAAGGCCAGCGCGCGCAAAGGGCCCTGCGCAGTTATCATCGATTGTTGCGATTGCATGAGCGGAAACTTCTGCCAGTGGTGAACGAGTGGCTGGAATGGACGGCCAAGACGTTGCGAGCGGGGCTACAGCGTATGCACGGCAAAATGCCTGCAGCGAAGGTTAAGAGCCTGGCAGATTGGGACGAGATACGCGCTAGGGGCGATGAGATGCTTAAGCCGGCGTTGTTTGAGGTGCTGGAGGTGGGCGGCAATAGCGTGATGGGTCAGCGAATAAAGAAGCAGGATCGCTTTGACGTCATTGGCTTAGAGGCGGTGGAGTGGACTACCGAGCATAGCGCTGCGCTGGTAGTTGAGATAACTGATAAGACAATGCTGGGCATACGCGAGTACATAGAGATTGGCATAAAAGAAGGCAAGAGCATACAGGCGATTGCGATGGAACTCAGGCCGTTGGTCGGGCTAACATCCAGGGATATAATGGCCGTGGCCAATTTCCATGAGGCATTGATATTGGATCGTCCCGAATACACGGCGGTCAGGCAACGTGAGATGGCTGAAGTATATGCAAGGCGATTGCACAGACGGCGGGCTACGACGATTGCCCGCACCGAGACG